GGAGCGGGTAAGGTCGATTTCGTCGGCCTTACGAATCCTGGATCATCGCTTTTTCCAACGACTGTTGAGTCGCGATGACCACGCCTCTGCGTGGCTTTGGAGCTGGGTCCCCGCTTTTCAGCTGGGCGGGACCATCCTGCGATTTTTCTCCGTCTCTTGACGTGAAGAAATTTGCAGACGTGACAGCTGGGGAAGGAGGTGAGAATCCAGACGTGGATCTTACCCCCGTCGGTGCCTCCAAGTGCACCGAATTTTTATGCCGGTTCACGGACGTCCTCTACGCGCTAGGTGCTACGCGTAGCGTCTGTATATCGGCATACCAAAATATCCGTCGTATCGTGTTTGATCCTGACGAAGAGAGATTCGCTAGTAAAGTCAAAGCATTTTGTGCGAGCTTTACGGCGCGAATCCTCAATACACCAGGGGGGACGTGGTTTCCCCTGGACGGACATTTTGGAAGGTGGGTGAACGCCCACCTCGTGCGCGGTCGCTTGACGCGCGCACGGAAACAACTCTGTGAGTCCCTGTTTGTCGGTACCAAACTTATGGGGCACTCGACCGATTGGCTCAGTCATCAGAGTATTCGGAAGCATCGTGAGAAAACCAACACAACCGAGGAAGACGGGTCTTTCAACCCTTATCTCCAGAGATTGGCAGACTCCTTTTACGCGCCCTTGTACAAATACATGCGGGAGGTCGGTGAGAAGCCGGCCGAATTCTCCGTGGCCTCTAGTAATGGAGCTACCCAGAGTTCGCGTAAACTTCAAGGCAAGGCCGGCTGGCTAGTAAGATCATTTCACGGCGTTAGGGAAACCCATCCGCTGTTGGTACCTCTCGATCTTGCCATCAGACAGGCCGAAGGCCCGCCTCTGCTTCCGATAGACCGTCCTGAAGAGCGGACTGCTGATTTTCAGTTCCGCATTGAGATGGCCGATGGCACAGTCCAATGGAACCGTCCGAAGGCACATCGGTTCGACCACTCCTGGCCTGATAAGCCCGACAACGGTTGCCTCATTGAGGAGCTGCTCCTCGTCGGTAAACGGGTCTCTGTATTGCCCTCAGGGCATTTCATCACTCCCGGGGAGTACGACTACCCCAAGACCCGTTCGAGATGGCAGGCTCATGTTCTTCAGGAGGCCGCTATTGAGATGACTCCCTATGACGACGACCCGAATGATTGGCCCTCGCGGCACGTCAAGTACACCGTCGTTAAGGAGGCCGGGTGCAAGAATCGGGGGGTGACGAAAGGAGCGGCCGCATGTGCCACCGTGGCTCAAAACTGGCAGCAGCATTGCTTTTCGGGTATGCGAAAGCTTTACGGGAGGTTCTTTCCCTCCCTATCTGGCCGTATTACCGCGCTGGAGATTGCGAAGCTATACACGCCGGGAGGCATTATGAGATCTTCCGATTTCGCTGCGGCCACTGATCAGTTAACTCCAAGTTTGACTAATCACCTGCTCATTAATTTGACGCAGGGCTGGGCTACACAGGCAATCGTTCTAGATGATAATGCGGACAAAGTCATCCATTATGAGCCGATCCCCGTGGTGTATCATGAGCCACCGTTGCATTGGGTAAGATGCAACACACGGCAGGTCTACTACCGTGTTCTCACTGAGAAGGAACAGAAGAAGAAGAAGATAGATGGACGTCGGATCTTCGTCATTAAGATTCGCATCGGCAACTATGTTGTGCCGGTAGAAGGGGCTGCTCTCACGTCGTACAAACAGTGTGGTCAGCTAATGGGTCAAGCGACTAGCTTCCCCCTCCTCTGTCTTACGAATCTTCTTGTTTCTTTCGCTGCCTATTGTGTGGCTGAATCTCACCTGCCGCGAGATTTTGAGCGCTGGTTGACCCTGGATTTCCGGGTCTTCGACCGTAGCGTTCGTCAAGCGGTCAAAGGGTTCAGCTGCATTATAAACGGTGACGATCGGTTGCGTTGTTCGCTCCCGACGTCCGACGAGGAGAAAACATTCTGGTCGTTAGCTAGTAGCGTAGGGCTAAACCGTTCCCCGGGGAAGAGTCACGAATCTCCGGTGTTTGCAGTTATAAATGCGCAGCGATACGGACTTCATCATGGTGAATGGGTCCGCCTCAGTGTCCTCCGTTCCAACCTTCTGTTTGGTATCAAGAAGCTCGAATCAGAGCGTTTTTGCCCGGCGGAAGTTATCTCTGCCCTTTTCGAGACGTGCGACTTCAGTTGGCAAGAGCGTGTAATAAAGCTCTTCCTCAGCAAGCACGGTGAACAATTGGACAGGGACCTGGCGGGAAGGAATTTGTTTCTTCCGATCTCGCTGGGGGGGATGGGTCAAGAGAAGCCAGCTCTCTGGGTCAATACCATTGACTCACAACAAAGAGCCGTTGCGACTCGTCTCTACCATGGAACACCCAACCTTGACTACAGCTTCGGCCCGAAGCTAGGCGGTATTGCACCTGACCCGCCTGCCCAATCTTTTCCTTGGGACCTGCCCACCGCGGTTCCCTTTCTAGAGTTTGGTGATCGGCCCGTCTGGAATCAACCAATGCAGTCACTGAATTCCTACATGTCTCGTGTCAAATACAATCGAGGCTGCCCTACGAAAGTTCGGGTTAGGGAAGTCATGTGTCCGAAAGGACATTGGTATTCCGGAACGCACTGTCGTCATTGGTCCTGGAGGACTGGGGTCTGCGGACTCCAGGGCGCGGTATGTCCACGCGCTAGGTACGTTTGGGAGCAGAGCGAATTCTGTCCATACAATTGCATATCGCCTACCGAAAGGTTACTAGGTGAGCGATGCGAATGCGGGGGCGCCGTCAAGCGTCCCATTCCGCGTCGGATTTGCGATTGCCATGGCAGATTGAGTGAAATACGGCATGTCACTCATGACCGGGCTCCTCCGGACTTGGAAGCACTCTCGGCCCCTCGGCTCGTCGTTAACCCACGTGTAGATTCCGTCTCGATTCGGGATGAAGTCGTTGTAAATATGAACACGTGGGGCCGCCGTCAGCTGGGAGAGCGCGTGGTGAGGTACAGTGCAGACTCGGGTCTTGACGACGACGAGTATGTTTCTGTGCCTTTTAATGTTTCGGAGTTAGGCACCTCCAAACCGGTTAGGCCGTACCTAGACGTGGGTACAGTCGCTGGTATCTTTGCCTCAGGGGGAGTGGTTCTACCCCCTGTGGGAGGCGACGGGATTTGATCAGTCTCGCCGTCTTCCTTAAGCCCTCCTCGGGTACTTAGAGGCCGTTATATACCGTAGGCGGTCATGGGGTCCACGACTTAAGTCTCCAAATTCGGCACCAACCGAAGCTAAGGATAATATCCAGAATGCCAAGAGACTGCACGGAGACACTTCGGTTGTCGTGGATGCACAGTCCCGGTTTTACTCCCGGTACCCCATACAGAGTACTGTAAGAGACTTTTGTCCACTCAGGGAACCAAGTCATGCCTAAGAAGGAATCGACTACAAAGAAGGAGGCCAAGAAGCCGTCTCCCCCCCCACAGAATCCTCCTGCGCCGCCGAGGCAGAAGCAGAAGCAGAAGCGTCAGAAGCAGAGCATTAACAACTCTGCTGTCTACCGGACTGAGTCTGCCCACCATATCAAGCTCGCCTCCGCTGTGCTTGGTTCGGTGAATTTTGCGGTCCAGGACATCTCGTTCAACGCCGGGAACAGCACTCTGTTTCCGCGTCTCGCCCAAATCGCCCGCACGTACCAGTACTACCGCTTTACCAAGTGGCATATTGAGTATGAGCCGATAGCAAGCGTGTTTGGTAACGGTCAGTCAGGTCAGGTCAACATCTCGTTGCTTCAGAACTGGTATGATCCCATTCCGGACAACATGACCGCTCAGACTGAGCGTTCTCGTGCCTGCATGGGTGGCCCTGCCTGGAAGGGTTTTAAGCTCAATCTTCCTGCTACAGGATGGAAGTACGTCCGTGACGCTCCCTCCGCTCAGGGGCAGGATATGAGGCTTGACGACGAGATTATTGAGGTGGGGACAGAGGGGTTCGTTGCAGGTGCTGCCGGTGTTGCCGTCGGCTACTTGTACGTTACCGCCGACGTGGAATTCAAAACTCCATACACGGTCTCTCTGCTTTCTCCCCCCCGCACGAATACCATTCAGGTATTTAATACGACGGCGGATTATTCCCTTACTTCGTCGCCTGCGGGACTCCAGAATGCGCTCGTCTGGAATACGGGAGGATCTCCGGCTTCACTGACTTACTCCGCGTATACCGGCTGTACCTACACGGTCGGCACAGACGGTAGTCAGTTCACCCTTCAAGGGGGCACATATCGCATTGATGTTAATGCCACGGTCTTTTGTACCGGTGCCGGCGCCATCATCCTGCAGCTATATCCTTCGGCCGGGTACAGTCAGCTGATGCAGCTTGACACTACCTCATTCGGAGCTGGCGCCATCCTCAACTTCTTGGCTAGTACCGATACTGTCGCCAGGATGTCCGCCGTTATAACTGTTCCTGAGGGCGCCCCAATCACCTTCTCGATCTGGGCCGTTTGCGTTCAAGCAGCCTCTGCGCCTATCCAGATTAGGTCCGAACAGTTAATCTGCACCCCTTGTTGATTCCGGTTTTGTCGAGCCTAGCGACGTTAAACCAAGGCAGTCTGCTCCGTCGCATCTGTTCCTGATACAGATGGACGCTCAAGATGCAGGTTCGTGGTTCCACGCGATCCACTACACGCGCCGCTACTGTTGCCGTTCCGCACCCTTCATTTTTCGTACTTTGGTGAACCGTCTATCGTACGTTTATGATCATAGGGTGGGAACCAAGGAGAGAGGCTGGGCAGTTTCACACTGCACCCAGCTACTCGTTGATTTCGGCAATTTTCTTGAGGATCTCGCTAACGAGATGGAAGATCCCCGTAACCACTCGCACGATACCGTTTGTC